ACACACTTCCCAAATGCTGATACAAATGGTGAGGGACATTTTGCAATAAGCACAAGAAATTCAAGCAATAGTTTAGGAGAAAGAATGAGAATTACTTCTGGTGGTGATGTTCTTGTAGGCAAAACAGCTACTACATTTAGTACCGCTGGAATACATCAGCAGGGTTCAACAGGCAGAACTTTATGCACTGTAAATGGTGATAATGTAATGGATTTAAATAGACTAACTTCACATGGAGTTATACTTGGATTTTATTTAAACAGTAGTAGTGTTGGATATATAAGTACAAATACTTATTCTTTACCTTCGGATAGAAACTTTAAAAGAAATATATCTGATTTAAATATAGGTTTGGATTTAGTTACTAAATTAAAACCTAGTCAATACAACTACAAAATTGATTCAGAGGATTGTCCTAAAATGTATGGTCTTATAGCACAAGACTTAGAAGAAGCATTGGAAGAAGTGGGCGTTGAAAAAAACAGTACTTGGTTGTTACAACACGAACCTAAAGATGATGAAAAAGAATCAGACTATGCTTTAGATTATGGGAAATTGACTCCTATTCTGATTAAAGCAATCCAAGAACAACAAGAACAGATAGAAGCAATGAAAAAAGAAATAGAGGAGTTGAAAGGATAATATGGCAAACACAAAGATCCCTATAGAACTGTCAAGTAC